AATTGAAGAATCTCCTCAATCTCATCTAAGATAGTTACCTGTAAAGGTCTGATTACTGTGTTGTCCATAAGGACAGATGCAGTCTGCAATTCTTCTGCGTTGTTTCCAAGTCCTGAAGAATCCTTAATTCCTACAAGCATAGGAGATACAATTCGATGGGAAACCATAACTTTTCTCATACTCTCATCCGATAGGAATTGGTATTGTTGGTGTGCATCGCTTAATTGTACAGGCTCTATACTTGCCGACAACTCTTTAGAATCATTAAAGGCTAATATAAATCGCCCTGCATTACTTGACCCTGAGAACTTGTCGTATATTCTTTGCTCGATAGCAGTTCTTTCTTCGTCAGAAGGCACTCCATTATTGAAGTTGATAAGCATACTTGGGGCTAAGCCATTCTGAATGTTGTTAATGTGGTAGTTTGCAATCTCTTCCTCTAACTCAGCGTACTGAATCCCTCCTTGATAATCAACAGGAGAATAGTAAAAGTAACCTGCCTTGTAAGGCTTTATATAAACTATCTCTATATTTTCTTTTGAGAAACCAAATGCTGGTATTCTCTTTACGTTCTTTCTTGAGTTACTAACCTCTGACCAATCGTTAGAGTAGTAGTAACCTTTTATGTTTCCTTTTTCATCAGCCTTCTCTGCTCTTAATGACTGAACAGGAATATGCTCTACTTGAGCGATACGAGTTCTGTCTTTAGAATAGATAACCTGGAATGCAGCGTTACCCATCATCTTATAGTCGTAGCAAACACTTTTTAGGCACTTCTTAGAGAATAAAGACTTCATCTCAGCATACTGCTCAGGCTTACTATCTCCATCAACTGCATCCAATCCCTTGCCATAAATCATATCTGCAATACCATTAATAGCAGCATTGTTAGTAGGAGAGCCGTTATATCTGTCAATCAAGTAACCGAAGTAATCATTGTCATCTCCATACTCTATCCAATCCTTGTTTTGTACTTCTACAACTTCAGGTCGTGTATAAGACGAAAAGTTTACTACGTGAACCTTTCCTTGCTTTTTAGCAGTCTTAGGTTGTCTGTACTTGTTTATATTGTGTTTTGCCATAATTATATATTATAATACTATAAATCCGTTGTCGTAAGTATCCTCTGTTACGTAGTCGTCTTTGTGAACATCGAACTTGTCAAAATCTGTTTGATTCGTACAAAATATTGTATCTCTATAAAGAACATCTCCACTCCCATCGCCATTAAGGACAGTCATAGAATAGTTAGTGTTTTCAACAAGTGCAAAAGAATTGCCTGTGATTGTCATATACCCATTTGAATTAACAGTAGTAAAACCTGCGGCAGTGCTTATTCTCGTATTCTTGTTTGTTAGTTTTAAAATGACAATTGAAGCAGATACCCTTGGGATAAACTTTATAGACTGTGTTGCTGATGTAGTTAATATTTTCATACAGTTAAGTAATATAGAAATAGTGATTTGTTTGCAATAAAAAAAGGGCAACATAATGTCGCCCCTTTTAGATTTAAAGATATTCTAAGTATTAAGAATATGTGATGGTGTTAGAATCAGAACCAGCAAGAGTGATTATAGCTCCAGTATCTCCTCCAGTACTTGCTAATGAAAGATAGGAAGCAGGGGCAGTTTCCATTCCTGAGAATACAAGAGTATATCCACTCATATCCCCCATAGCAGTACCTGTTACGATAGTACCACCTGAAACATCAGCGCCATTCTCTAATCCTACAACCATATAGTTGCCATTATAGTCTTGAACAATGATTTGAGGTCTTGAAGCTGCCAATAGCTTAATCTCTTTTGTGTCAAGAGCTGACAACTTAGGTAACGTTAAGTTCAATGCTTGTTCGTAGAAAACAGTTCCATTATCTGCTGAAGCAGTAATAGTTTCTTCAAGAGAAGAAGTGCCTTTTAGTTCGTACTTAAAACAACCAGTTACATTACTATCTAGTCCTGTTATTGCCCCATCAGAATCTTCTGATGTTTTTAGAATTTTGTTACTCGCATCGTTTGGTACGAAGATAACTGCCTTGATGCCCCCGACAGAATCTTTACAGGCTAATGCTCTACCTGTATTTATGAAATTACAAGCCATAATATTATATTTTTTTTAGGTTAATAAAAAAGGGATAGGCAGAACCCACCCCTTTAGTAAATTAGTTATTCAATTAATTATGCAGGTGTGTAAAGTACGATGTCAGAACCGATTCCGTACTGCACAGTAGCGGAAAAACGGAGAATTACACGAACATTTTGACTTCCGTCTAAATCTGCCATATCCAATACTTTAACTTCGTTAGTATCGTTCAACAATCCTGTTCCAAAGTACAAGTTAGACTTCTCAGCAGCTACAATGTAGTTGTTTGCCAATCCGTTTGCAACGAATACATTTACTCCGTCAAACATAACGTTTCCAAGAGCTTGGTTAGTTCCTTGTCCTCCGACACCATTTGCACCTACTCCTGCAGCAGCAAAGCCACCCAAAGCACGAACGTAAGCACGATAAACGTTTTGAGCAACGTACAAGTTCAAGTCTTCAGCTCCGTACAATGCAGCAGGGATAGCATCAACTACTTTTCCAAGTTCGTCAATTACGTTTGCAGCAGTGATAGCAGTTCCAACTACGTCTACGACAGTTGCATCAGCAGTAGCCAAAGCTACAAGTCCGTCAAATTCTCCTTCGTTTCCGTCAGCACCTGCCCAAATGTTTTGCTCGATTTTCTGAGCTACTTTTTCTTGTGCGTGAGAGATTAAGAAATCTGCGAAAGAAGCAGGAAGAGTATCGAATGCAGAGTATCCCATTTGGATAGCATCCCAGTCGCTTCTGAAATCAGCCTTACACAATTCAAGGTTTACTTGAAAAGTCTTAGGCTCGATAATTCTTTCAGTCAAAGTGATTGTAGAAGTGTCAGCAAAGTCGCAAGTACCGTCTTTTACGATTCCGTCAGTAGCAACTTTCTTGATTACTTCTTTAAATTTTACATTAGGTTTAACAGTGATTCCACCGTTGTCGATTGTTACTCCACTCAAAAGAGCTGCTGAGATATAATCTCCTGCAAATTCCCCTGCGTAAGTAGTAGTGATTGATGTTGTTGTAGCCATTTTTAAATATTTAGTTTAAGTTAATTTATTATTTACGATTCATTTTAGATAGAACTCTATCCATAGTACTGCCTTTTCTTTTCTGACTGAACAATACTTGTTTTTTACTTGATAACTCAGCTTCAGGGCTATGAGATAAAGGCTCTGATGCAGGTGCTTTAGATAAGTCCTCGATTTGAGCAGACATTTCTAATTTTTCTTCTTGGTAGCCGTTAGAAACTTCGATGAACATTGCTTTGATGTCAGCGATAGCATTTTCAAACTCTTCTCTTGAAACATACTTCTCTTCGTCAAGCTCTTCTTCAACGACTTCTTCTTCTACTACTTCTTCTACGATTTCTTCTCCTTCTTCTCCTTCTTCAGCTAAGACTACCTCTTCTTCTTTAACCTCTGTTTCAGTAACTTCTTCAGATAGTTCAACTACCTCTTCTTTTACTTCTTCAGGTTTACCGATAGAGGATAGCTTTTGCATAATGTCAGAAAGGACAGATGTTGCTTTTTTGCTTTCCATAAGTAATAATTATTAAGTTTATAAATAAGTAATATTGATTTTGTTTAGTGTTAGATTTTCAACTATATCTTTCCGATACCTTGAGCTCCGACAGAACCATCACAACACTTTCTTGAATAGGTTTTGCCATTTTTACATAGGCATCCCTCTCTACCACTTCTTGGAGAAGCATCGCTTGGTATAAAGTTCTTATCTCTTCTGTTCTTGTTCTGATTCATAGTTAGGATTTTAATTCGTTTAACTTATTTGCAATAATAGTTTCTAATTTAGACAATACAAATTGTGCCTCCTCTTCAGTTAGGTCTGACATATTCTCTTCTCTTGAGATTCTTGTTTTTGCCCAACTCAAAGCTGACTTACCACCCCAAGCATCGTACATTAGTTTACCACAACCATCTTCGTAGGACTTACTTGAATCTAAATCAGGTGCGTGTCTACTTAGATAGGAATACATACGTTTTATAGTCGACATACTAATTGGTTCTCCATTCGCTAATTGATTGGCACGTTGTTTACCAACTCCTGTTCCACAAGAACCCCAACCATTCTCTTCTGCCCATTTTAAGGCTCTCTTAGCGTTGTTCTTTACACTATCAGGGTAATCGCTAAAGCTTTTCAATTCAACCTCCTCAGAAACGCTTAAACTGATTGCCTCAGAGAAGTAGCCTTCGATACTAAACCCTTTTACTGCACCTGTTTTTACGTAGTCTTGCCAAACATCTTCGTTGTTTACCTTCATAGATACCATCCACGTTCCAACAGGCATCTCTAATCCGTATTTACGTGATTTGTCGTGGACTTCATCTTCTACTATCCAAGATTCAACTACTGACAACCCACTTAGCTCTGCTTGATGCTCTAAGGTAGATTTATTTTGGTTTCCTTCGATTAAGAATAATTCAGAAGCCTTTTTGACTGTCGCCTCTGAGAAATAGATGTAATACCCTTCTTCCTCCTCGCTATCCTGGCGATAGATGTTCTTGTTAGGAATTAAGGCAGCACCCATAAGGATTCTCTTGTCTGTATCTACGTCAGCAAGTTGTACCTTGTCTTGTTTGGACAATGCTATGAAATCTTCTTGTATCGCAGGTTTGTCTACTATCGAGATAGCTTCTATACCTGAGAACTCCTGCTCTTCATCAATGATTAATTCAATTACTCTCATATTATTTTATTTTAAATTATAAACTTGCTGATTCTATTATATTTCTATCTAATTCTTGTGCAGTAGATACATCTGAAGCTACTACGTATGTTCTTACAGGTCTATTTTCTTGTCCTGCAATAGCATCTGATAATTGATTTACACCGCTACTACCTACTATGTTAAAAGCAGGTGCTTGAGGTGCTGCACCTCCTCCTGTGCCTCCTCCTGCTCCTCCAATAGGCGGTGCTGATGTAGCACTTGGAACAAACTTTGTTCTTGCGATAGCAGCTACTTTAGCCAAACCAAATGCAGCCGTTATTCCTCCTACTATCTTAGCTCGTATAATAGATGTAGGGTCGCCAACCACAAGCTGAGAGCCGTATGCTTTAAGAGTTGCGGCATAAGTATCTATCAAAGCAGCCGATATCCTCAACGCTTTATCTATTTTGAATTGCTTTTCAGCCAACTTGTCTTTCTTTTTGGCAAGTATCAAGTCATTTTTAGCAATCTTAGCCTGTATGTTTTTTCGTTCGTCAGCAGATAAGTTCTCATTTCTCATCCTATCTCTAAGCTCGTTGTTAAGCTTAGTTGTCTTTGCTTCTTCACGAGATATCTCAGAATCAATAAAACTTGATGCTAATTCTCCTACCGCTACGGCTTTCTCTTGGAAATCTATCATTTTTCCGTGAAACTCAACTATCTTTTGAAGAGGTGTTTTCTCAATAGTTTTATTTAGATTAAGAACTCCTGCATCTAATTCGCCAATCCCCATAACAGCACCTTTTATGGCTTTAGGTTCAGGTAAAGGTATAAGAGGTCGAGGTGAAGCTGTATCTCCTAATTCTATGAATTCCATCAAGGCTTCTGTATTTCTCTCTCTTAAACCTATTTCTGAATCAAGACCGTGCAATAAAGCTTTTAGTCTTTTGTCTTGAGGTGTAAAAGCCTCTGCTCTTTGCTTCTCGTAAAAATAATGCATAGCTCCTTCTTCTTCTATTCTTGCGAGATATTCTTCCATAGAGTTAGTTCTAAGACCATTAAGCATTACGTCTTTTTTAGCCATTGCCTCTCTTGCTTCATCAAGAGATTCAAAGCCCAATAATCTTAATTCTTCTTCTGTTTCTATTGTTTTTTGAACTAAAAGTGCTTGTTGTTTTTCTATCGCAGATTTTGCTGCATTAGTTCTTGCAGTCTTAACTAATTCTTTTCTATAAAGTATTTCAGCATCTTTTGCAGCATCAGTATCTCTCTTTACGTCTTGTAAAGAAATACTTGCTTCGTCTAATAAAGATATGTATTCAGGAAAATCTCTCTTTAATCCTTCTACGGCAGTATTGTGTTCTTCTTGACTTCTTGAAGTGTCTTGCAACACACCTAAATAAATTTCAAAATCAGCAGCAGATGATGCTACTGTTTGACCTGCATCTTTAAATACCTTGAAAAAGTTAATTCCTGCATTGGTTACTTTTCTGTACCAGTCCTCTATCGCAGGAAGGTAGGATATAAATAATTGCAAACCTATTAAAATACCGCCCATTCCAAACAAGCTTTTTCCAAGCTCACTCATAGAAGCAATAAATCCTCCTTTTGTTTTAACGTGCTGGCTCATTAACGTAAGCAACTGACCTAAGTTATTCGCCATACCTTGCATACCATAAGCAGCATCAGATGCAGTACGACCTGCCTCAGTAAGAATGGCGTTATTAAGACCTGATTGGGTCTTGCCTTGCATAGTGGCTTTGGTGGTTTTCATTGTTGCAAGAGCTAATTCTCTGTTTGCTTTAGCAGCTAATTGCTTCTTTATAGTTATTTGTTTTTAGATTGAGGTATCCTAACTCCGCGTA